TGCTAACTTTGCTTCTAATTATGCAAAGCAAATGTCAAAGATATTGGAGGATTGGGACAAAGATAAAGACTACTAATGTAAGGAGGTGACCTTTATGCTTGGCCCTACGACACTTAGGGAAGCACCCCTGGAAGTCCAAAAGCTTATGCTTCAGTTGCAGGACTATGGCATAAAGGACATCGCCAGACGGATAGCAAAATATGGTGCCATCACTAGCACGGCAGAATACCTACTGACCACCATGATGGAGCAAGACATATTCGGCCGAGATTTCAAGAAAGAGATTCAGCGAATCCTCGGCCTGACAGACCAACAAATCAACGACATCTTTCGTCGAGCAGCTGAAGCAAACTACATCTATGATAAGAGAGCATTTCAAGAAAGAGGTATACCTTTTGTACCATTTGAGGACAACTACTTCATGCAGGCATTGGTCAATAATATCATATCGGTAACCCAAGGTGAGCTACACAACATAACCGGTAGTTTGGGGTTTGCGATAAGGATAGGTGGTAAGTTGGTGTTCCAAGAGGCATCGCAATTCTATCAGGCTCAGCTTGACTTGGCGACTACATCAGTAGCTTCTGGTATGAAAACATTTGACCAGGCTTTACGAGATGCCATATACAAAATGGCAGACAGTGGTATGAGAACTGTAAACTATGCCTCGGGACGTACCGACCGAATTGATGTAGCGGCCAGAAGGGCTATGATGGGAGGTATGCGAGACCTCACCAACGCTCAGAGTGAATACAATGCAAACATAATGCAGACTACTTGCTATGAGATAAGCTGGCATGGAGGTTACAGACCGAGCCACCGATGGGGAGGCAGACGATTTGATACTCAAGGTTTGTTATACCCAACCGAACAACAACTATATGAGATGTACAAATCGCCAGATGGTCATGTCGGAACATTAGATGACTACAATTGCTACCATGAAAAGTATGCAGTATTTCCTGATGCTCCACCGACATACACAGACGACCAACTCAACCAGATGGAGAAGCGAGAGAATGAAACGAGAGAGTATGAAGGCAAGGAGTACAACTCCTATGATGCCAGACAACAACAGAGGTACTTGGAAAGAGTCATGAGGAGACAACAGAGTATAATCGCTGGACTTGAAGGTGCGATTGAGAACGCCCCGGAAGATTCAGAACTCAGGAGTGACTTACAGACGGCTATCATAAAGATGAAGCAACTTCGAAAACAATATCGTGACTTTTCCAAGGCAATGGACCTTGACCCGGAATGGGAAAGATTGACTACATCGTGATGACTGGAGATGACTAGGAGTCGACTGGGAAGACTTTGAGGATTCATTGATGGGATTTATCAATTCAGACGAGGAGTCGACCAGGATGACACCAGGAAGACGACAGTCGATTGATATATTTTGTCGAACAAATTATAAATTATTTGTAAAAATCTATTGACATTCTTATAAGGATATGATATAATAATATAGAGGTAAGATTTGTACCCGACGCTATGTCGTCAGCTACAAATATAAAAATGACCGCAACGTCGTTAAACTACGTAGGACAGTGAATGCGACTCACGTTAAAAAGCGTAGCCGAGAAAGGAGAACAAAAATGGCACTTACACGTGAATTTCTGAAAGGCCTCGGAATTGAGGGACTGACCGATGACCATCTGCAGAAGATTATGGATGAGCACGGTGAAACAATCACAACCAACAAGAGGACTTGGGAAGAAACTAAAAAGACCCTTGAAGGTAAGATTGCTGCTCTGGAAACCAGAGCCGATGTGACTCCGGCTGACCTGGAAGCACTTCAGACATCTTTAAAAGATGCCGAGAAGAAACTCAAGGCTTATGAAGGTGTAGACGTGGACGCCCTCAAGAGGCAGCTGGCCGAGGCTCAGGATAAGGTGACTACGCTTGAGGCAGAACATCAGGCAAAGGTTGCTGAACTTGAGGCTGACTCGCTTCTCCGTGAACAAATAGCAAAAATCACATTCTCGTCGGATTATGCACGAAAAGGTGTATATGAAGACCTTAAGGGAAGAGTGAAATATGAAGCTGGCGAAGACGGCAAACCCGGACGACTCACCGGCTTTGATGAGGCTATAGAAGAAATTCGTGAGAAGCAACCGGCCGCTTTCGGTACGGATACAAGCAAGAACGACCCGCCTCCGAAGGACGAAGGCAAGAAACATAACACCGGGGGTAAAGGCGAGAAACCGAAAGAAGTCCCGTTGTTGATTTAAACAATTATGAAAGGATGATTTTGTTATGGCAAGGATTCAATCACTGAATATTCTGCTTGAAGAAGAGGGTAAAGACTTTTTGGCAGAACTCTACGGAAAAGTTATTGAGAATGTCGAAAAAGGAACGATCAGCGGCATGCTCAAAAACACAGACCTGAGTGGTAACCCTGTTTCTGGTACTGTTGAGGCGAAGAGATTCGCATTCGCTCAGGAGCAGCCCTATGGAACCGCTCGAGCTGCTGGTGCAGGCGAGAAAATCGTCGCAAGACCCGTAACCGTTCCTATCGACCAAGATAAAGAGCTTGTTTCGGAAATAGAAAACAAGGACACCTCACTTTATGGGGTAGAGGGGTTACTTGAAAGACGGTCCGCTGAACATACGGCCTCCATGATTCGTGCTTTGGAAAAGGCATTCTTCGCTAAAGCTGCTGAGGATGCAACTACCATCACCGGCACGGCCATCGACCCCCAGGGGATGTTCGAGGAAGAGGTACTTGCTATTGAAACCACAAAGAATGATTTTGTCAATGGCGTTCCTCGCTCAATGATACACATCGTTAAGACACCCCAGGAATATTCAAAGCTTCGTCAGTTCATAAACACAGATGTTAACAATGCAAATGTGCTTTCGAACGTTGAAGAATTTGGTATGCTTAATGGTGCTTATGTGTATTCAAGCATCGACCTTCCGGCGGGAGTCAATACCATCGCGATGTGCGTCGGCGCCATTGCTCAGCCGGTTCTGCCCAAGGGTTACGAGGCAGAGAAAATTCCTTTGTCAAATGCTTATGCGCTTGAACTGTTCTACAGCTACGGCACAAAGAGCGTCATGCCCGAACTCATCTTCAAGAGAGTGGCCGAAACACCCACACCTGACGAAGACGTCGTTGGCGTATCTTTGGATGACAATGACCTGACTCTCACGGTTGGTGGTGACTCTGGCGAGCTGAACGCCACGATTTACCCGGCGAATGCGACCAACAAAGATGTAGAGTTTACAACAAGTAACGAAGCAGTGGCTACCGTTGCTGCCGATGAAGAAGACCCGCTGAAAGCCATTGTAACACCGGTCGGTGCTGGTAGTTGCACGATTACCGTTACTACCGATGATGGTGGTTTCACTGATACCTGCGAAGTGACTGTGGAGGCTGGGGCTGAATAACATCGGCCGCCCAGCACTACCAATTTATATTTAAGGAGGGAACCAATATGAAGGTAAAGGACAGGGAGACCGGCCTTATTTTGGAGAGCGAAAACGAGTTCGTGATTGCTCAGTGGTTGAAGCATCCCGAGAAGTATGCTCAGCCGAAAGCAAAGGCAGCCAGAACCACTTCGGCAAAACCCAAAGGTCGTGGGAGAAGTAAGAGTAAAAGATAGGAGGTGGACGTAATGGTTTATGCTACCAAGGAGTTCTATCAACAGAGCTACCTGTTGGGGCGAAAGCCAAAACTACCCCTTCCTGAGTTTGAGTATTGGGAACAAACAGCCAGGCGATATGTCGACGAATTTACATTCAATCGGATAACAGAGGAAACTTTGGAAGGTCCGTTTGGAGAGAAGATTGGTCAATGTGTTTGCGAACTGGCTGAGTTCCTATACATCAATGAAGGTTACGAGAACAAACAGTCAGAAGGCATTTCAGGCAGGTCGGCTACATATCGTGTCGGCACAGAGTATACGATATTACGTCGGCATCTTGGCATGACCGGATTGATGTACAGGGGGTCTGAGTATGTTACCGAGGGAAGCAGCTAAAACGACGGTGACAATGTACAACTTCCTGATGATTCAGAGGCAAGAGGGAAAGGAACCACGACCTACGTACAAACGAACGGTGATTCCCGATTGTGTTTGGAGGCAAGATTCGGAGGCCACATATAAGTCGACAGGGACACTTAATGCAGATGCTGTTAAGCTACAGATTCCATATAGCCCCGAATATTTCTCAGTTCAGAACGGAGAGGTATTTGAGGGAGAGGGGTGGACAGTCCAAGCAGGACCTGAGCTAATTGGCTCCTACATAGTGAAAGGTGTCTGTCCATTCGAGTTCCCGCCGATTGATGTCGAACAGGAGGAACCAGCTGAACCTATTGATTCAGAGATTGAAGAAGAGTTTTTCAGGGAGTAC